TGCTGGTGATGCAGCAAAGGCAGGTGTTGCAGGTGCCCGTAATTTCGCTGGTCAGCAAGCACAGAACTTCCAAACCGGACAAGGCGCAATGGGTAAAGTCGGACAAGCAGCCGGTGCTGTTGGTAACATAGGTCGAGGAATTGCAAGTGCTGTTGGTAACGCATGGCAAGGTGCAGGGCAACAGCAACAAGCCAATTTGCAACAAATGGACCCTAACCAAGCGCGTATTAATCAAAGAATGGCAGCAGCGCAACCGCAACAACAAGTAGCACCAGAACAACAACAAGTAGCAGCGCAACCAGAAACGGCACAGGTTGACCAAACAGCAGTACAGCAAATTACACAAGGGCAACAGGGACAAGTACCACAATGGCAACAACAAGCCGGAGCAATGACGGGACAGCAACCGACGGCAGCAGACATAGCACAACAGAATATGCAAAAAACTAACGATACATACTCATCTATCGAATCCATCCTGAAGGGGTGGTGATTTGACTGTCTTCAATGGATGAAGTCGTATCTGAAATCGACTTCGAGATGTGTAAGAAAGATTTTCAATTCTTTTTTGAAGACATTTGTGGATGGCAACTCGCTGGTCACCATGCAACATGGGTTGAAAATTTACAAACTCACAATCGTTATTGTGTGAAAGCATCCCGTGACCACGGTAAATCTGTATGTTTTCTATCATATCTTCTATGGAAAGTATGTTTCTTCCCCGGCACGGATGCCATGATTTTCAGTCACTCTCTTGACCAGACAATCCGACATATGCGGTTTCTTAATGATATGATTGAAAGTATTCCTATGTTATCAGTAATGAAGAAAAAGGATACATGGGCTAAGACCTACTTTGGATTCACTAATGGTTCTCGTATCAGTGCAAAGTCAGTTGGTGGTGGTGTTCGTGGGGCGCACCCTGATATTATTCTGTGTGACGACATATTGTGGGGCACAACAGATACTGAATTGAAGCGTGTTGCATCATGGTTCTATGAAGTTCTAGTTCCGTGTTTGCACCATACATCTCAACTATGTATTGTAGGAACACCGTTCACACCAACTGACCTTTACACAGAACTTGAAGAAAAACCGGGTTATTTGGTTGAAACATATCCCGCATTGAATGCACATGGTGAACCTTTGTGGCCTGAACGGTGGGATTTAGATGCTTTAGATGCACGAAGGCGTGATATGCCAGCAGTGGCATTCACCCGTGAATATCTATGTGAACCAATCGACGACGCATCTAGTTTGTTCCCATCTACTGTATTGGCTATAAATGAATCTAGAAATCATATTCTATATGACCGTGAATTATCTTCATTAGAAGGTGGTAAAGATGGCGACCAATATTTCATAGGATGGGACCCTGCTATTTCGTCAGACAGACAAGCAGATTATACGGTTATGTTAGTACTTCGACAACCAGAAGATGAACCCAATAAATTGGAAATAGTACATATTCTTAGACGTAAGGGTATGGACTTCCGCACACAAATTATGGAAATCCAACGGTTGAATAGTAAATTCAGACCTGAAGTTATCGAATTGGAAGCCAATCATTTCCAGCGTGTATTCGCAACTGAACTTAGAGCCAATACAGATTTACCAATTAAGACATTTATTTCATCTAAAACCAAACGCGAATCGTTGCTTATGGGATTGGTATTGAAATTTGAACGAGGGCAAATGATGCTCCCTGTTGGTGACGAACGTTCTCAACGAATGATGAATGAATTAAAACAAGAACTATTACTATTTGGTATGTCGAAACAAGGGAAATTAGAAAGTATTGGTCGACATGATGATATGGTAATCGCATTAGCGCTCGCTCATTGGGCTACTACCGAATTCAAAGATAGAATTGTTGATTTAGATTCGATGTTTCCCGAAGGTATATTGGGGTTCTGAATATGTGGGGCAGTTTGTTTGTCGGTGAGTCATTCGATACACCTTTTGATATGACGGGCATGGACCTCGATGTTGCTGAAATATGCGTTCAATTATCTCAACACCCTATGCTTAAATCACAAGGACAAAGCATCATGGGTCCACCAACAACAAATCCGAATCCCGCAACCGCCAGTGAAGGTTCTGGGACATTGACTCCAAGTGAATCCCCAAAGGATTTACCAAATACACAACAGGAAGAAAAAGAACGTATTCAAACACTAGCGCAACAATTGACTGGAAATGGTCAAACAAACAAATCTTCGATTGGGTGGTTTGATACTGTTGGTCGTAGCGCTGAATCTATTGTGAAGGACTTACGTTATGCTCGTCGAGTCAATAAATCAGTGAAAGATGATATTGATTCATTGATTGATACTGTCCGATTGATGAAAAAAACTGAAGTAGACGATACCATTACATCATTATCGTGGACATATGGTCATGAAGATGCCATCAAATCGTTGGGATTGAGTGAACGGAATCTTCAATCATTACGAAGAAATGGAGAACTCCGTAAAACATCATTGGTTCGTTCAGTATTAGCATGGGAAGCCGCTAACGAACGTATCGATAATATTGCTGAAGATGGAAATGAATGGGATGCAATGCAAAAGCAAGAATGGGTTGAAGCACATGATGCCCGTGATGATGCAAGAAAGCAATGGAATCACACATTACACATATTGGACAATCTATCTAAAAGTGATATGTCGTGGTTGACGATGGCTGCAAATCAATTAGAACTAAATGGTGAAATGGATAGTCGTACTATAGTGTCGAATCTTGTCGATGATGGTCAACCTATTAAGAAAATGACTCCATCTAAATTGAGTGGGTTGATGAAAACATATGGTTCTGAAGTGGGTATTATCAAAGGTGGTCAAAGAAATACTTGGGTAATTCGTGGATATGATGGTGACCTAGTTATCAAAGACCCGTGGGCATACGCTGCTGGATTTATTGATGCTGATGGATACATCACGATTACAAAACGTGGAGAACCTCGCGTTGGATTGATTGCGACAGGTAGTCGTGGGCGAACTCATTGTGAACAATTACACAAAACACTTGGATGTGGTATTCTACAATTAGATTTGAAGGTGCATAAAGAAGCCCAGCGCTCTCAACATCGATTGCAGTTCTATTCCAAAAATGATGTGCGTGATATTCTAAAGGGTATCATACCACATCTCCGTTTGAAAAAGGGACAAGCGACAGCCGTCTTGGAATATATTGATACTCCTAGGAAGGGAGATATTGCCAAATCTAGAAGGAAACAACTAGAAAAAATAGTCAAATGGGATAATTGGTCAGACAAAAAGGGTGATGAACTACTGGCCGAATGGGAGGTCACAGCGGAGGACATCGAGGGCTGGCGTGATTCCACATTAATGCGACTTGCAATCGAGGCAGAAACACTGGAAGGGATACTATGAAGCCAATAAATTATGCTTGGGTTGTAATGAAAATGGGGGCAATGCCTCCACAAGAAGGCGCACCTGCACCACAACCCGACATGGGTATGGGCATGGGTGGTCAAGAAAAGCCAGAGAAGCCAAAACCGTTGTATGACCAAAAGCAACAATTGGCAATAGCACATCGTAAATTAGCCGAAGTAAGAATGTTGGCAAAACAAATTGCTGGTGGAGATTCGGACCCACAAACTATAGAGCGTATCATGTATGACTTAGATGAATTAAATCGCATTGTTGAAGAAGCGCTGACTGGTGAAGGACCAATGCCAGAACACGGCGGTGCAATCTAATGGCAGAAGAAACTCGTATCCAACGATTTCTATCATCGTTGACTCGACCTTTCCGCCGTAAGGAAACACCTGCACCAACAATGCCGTTGTGGAAAACGGGTATTCAGGAACCTGTACTTGTTCAAGGTATTACTATTCCAGCATTGTATGCGGTGTGCCAAGAATCTGTGATTCTACGCACCACAATTAACACATTAACTCAAGAGGTTTTCCGGCGAGGTCTATATTGGGAAAAGAAATTCCAAAAGAAGTGTATGGATTGTGAAGAAGAATACCAACACGCGCTAGATGTTTGTGAATTATGTGGTGGGGAACTACGCACCCCAGACCATGATGAAATTATCTATCCAAAATGGTTATTCGACCAACGGAATACAATGGACCAACGAGTTATGGACGTTTTTCGTGAATTAGAATTTGATTTGAATATTGTCGATGATGCATTTTTAGTTCTACAAAAGGAATACTATCTTGATGAAAAGACCGGTGATATCGAATTTACTCGCGTTAAACAATTAGTACGTGGTGACCCTACATTCATTCGATTAGTTGCAGACAAACGTGGTGTTCGTGGTGGAAGGTATAGGGTATGTCCTGTCCACCGTAATAAGACGTATTCACACACAGAAGAACATAAGGAATGTGAAATATGTAACCTCCCATTACAAGATGTTCATTTCGTAAATACAGCAGGTTCAGGGAAAACTCAGTATTATCTTGAAGGTGAAGTATTACACATTAGTAAGTTCAATCCATCGAAATTGTATGGTCGTTCTCCTGTCGCTACAATGTGGAGACAGGCAATGACCATTTCAGCAATGGACAATTACATGTATCTATTGTATTCTAAGCGTAGAATACCTCGTGGTATTCTTGCAATTACTACTGATAACCTTCAATCCACTGCTTCCTTCTGGAAGGGTGTTGAAGAAAAGATGGAACGTGACCCGCATTATGTTCCAAAGGTGGGTGTTGAATCTGCCACTGGTCGTGGCCGTGTTGAATGGGTTAAGTTCATGGATACAATGGATGAGATGCAATACGCACAGGTTCGTGAAGAACTACGCCAACGTATATCTGCATTCTATGGTGTATCCAATATATTCATGCAAGATAATGGGAAGGGTGGTGGATTGAGTAATGAAGGTATGCAGATTCTAGTTACAAATCGTGCTGTAGAATATGGTCAGAAGATATACACTCGTGATTTATTCCCTCGATTGCTTGAAGCAATGGGTGTTCATGATTGGAAACTCAGTTTGTATCCAAACGAAGAAGAAGATGAAGTTACTCGATTACGTCGTGATGAAATGGAAGTCAATATTGCATCCCGTATGATGCAACTTGGATTCAAACCAGAACTCAAAGAAGAAGGTGACCGCGATATTCGCTTTGTGTATAAGAATGTGGCACCACCAGCGCAAGGTAACCCACAGGTGCCTCCACCAACTGGCGGTATGCCGGGTGGTATGGGTGGTATGCCAATGATGGGACGCGGTGGTAATCCAATGCAACGTCAAGGTATGATGCCCGGTGGTATGCCCGGTGGTATGCCCGGTGGTATGCCGGGTATGGGTATGCCGGGTGGTATGCCCGGTATGGGTATGCAAGGGGTAGGTCAGCCCGGTATGGCAATGGCTAACCCAGCAGTAGCAAAGGCATTCAATCCCGTTGGTGGTGGAAGCGATTCAGACAAAGTAGATGGCTCTCGACCTAACCGTATCGCGGGTGTGAAGGATGACCGTGCCCCATCTGGTGCCCCACAAGCCACATCTCATCAACGTGGTCATGATAAAACACCAATCGAACAAGCATTAGATTCGGTTAGAGCAGCAAAGGAAAAGGCATCTGACCCATTGGGTGATAAACAACCAGATAGTGGACTATATGGTCGGTAAGTTCATATCCGACCCTACCATCAGAACGACGATGACCCGCGTAGACTTGTCCAAGATGGACCCAATGGCTCGTAAAATGGAAGATGCAATTAAGGCGTTTCACAAAGCCATTGAAGATGGTGATACAAACAGTGCAAACGATTGCTTGAAGGTCATTAAGAATACAAGTTCGTATCTTTCTGAAGACCTTTGGAGCATTGTTCAGAAGGCAGAAATGGCCCCAAGTGGCCCTAACAATCTATATGCTGGTGGAGTCCCAGTAATGCAATTCGCAGAAACTGCACAAGTATTCGATGTTGGTGACCGTGACCGTATGGTTAAGGGACTCATCATGCCTGCTCGCACCGGCGGTGTAATGCAACCACAGCGTTCACCGGGTCAGCGAGTGTGATATAATGACTGAACCAGATAGCGCAGAACGATTGATGTCCGCATTAATCAGTAAAATGGAACGTATGGATTCCGACCTATCTGATATTCGTGAACAAAATCAACAATTGCGTAAGATGATGTTGAAACCTGCCAGTTTATTGAAACGTGCAGGGTTTGTTCGTGCAGATACACCAGCAGTTCAAGATGTATGGGGTGACCCTCTCCGTGGAGATTCAACCATTATGAAGGAAGAAGATGGTGGTGATGTTTTCGACATGCCAAAGTCAAATGAAGATTTCTTTGATATGGATTGGAGTGAAATACACAATCTTGCAAATCAAGCCAAATCTCTTGGCCATGTAGCCAATACCCCAATGCCTGAGGTGAATGTTGAATGAAACCTATCCCCGTAAAACCCGGTGAACACAGCGATTATGAAACTCTTCTCGATAAGGCTAGTCAATTAGAAAAAGCCATTGAACATGAAGGCAATAATGATGTTCATTTTGAAGATGTAAGCGGGACTAACGTTCGCGCTCAACATTATTGGACTAATGGTGAACTTCCACCTACTCCTGAAAGCGTTGAAAAGAACGTGATACGTGACGATAATCCTCCGGGGCTTAATTACAACGCTCAATCTAACCCACATCAAACAGGTTCATCTTTGGGTATGCATCTCACTGACGGTGGTAGCAGTGAAAGTGCCTCATTAAAGAAATCTGCAACACTTCTCGGTGCATGGAGTGAAGATAATCCATTCAATATGGATTCACTTGTGAGTAAGGTTGAGGACCTATCGCGCCGCCTGTGATTGGGGGGCACGATATGACGGTAGATACCCCATACGATTTCCATCTTCGTGCAAAGCACGATTTGTATCAGTCATTACTCGATGATATCGATTTAGAAAACGCTGCAGCAAATTATCAGTTTTCAAAAATGAATCTCAAACGACACGGATTGTTTGAATATAATCATGCGGAATATGCATTATCGTATGCCGCTGATGGTATTTTGAAATCAAAATGGATGGCTCCATATCGTGATGTATTAAGTGAATACGAAGGTTTGTCTGATGAAGCATGGATTCCAAGAATGACTCAATTTGTCGATGGTCACAATAATCCACGTTCAGCGCATAGTAAATGGCCAAACATGGATATTAGAGATTCCGATGTTGCATATGGTTCTCTAGGTCTATGGGACTTATCCCCATTAATGGAAAATTCCGAATGGGGTCAACCACAATGGTTGCAAACATTAGCATCTTCATGGGAACCTAGTGAAGATAGTGAAGGAAATATCACTAATTATCATACACAATTTTTAGAGCCGGGTGTTCATGACCATGAAAGAAACAACAAAGATTCTTTTCATCGCAATGCACGACATTTAGGTAGACATGATATGGGTGATTTACCTAGTGATATCTATGAACGTCATTTTGGTGATTGGTTGAATGATGTTGCATCTGACGAAATCAAAAATGCAGAACCAATAGAACAACGACGAGCGCATTTGAATCAATACAAACGAGTATGGGCAGGGTTAGAACCAGACCCATTAGGTGATTTAGGTACTGAAAATCCTGACCACGCTTTGGGATTCTTAGGATATGGCTTTGGTATGGAATGGTTAAGACCTAACCACCGTGATGAAGTCATTCAACATATTAGCAAACATGGTATGAATCCATCAGATAATAGCGTTAAGATGCCTCATATGCAATCTGGATGGCTTAATCGTAATTGGATGGGTCGATATTTAGGTGGTGAAGTAATGCATCGATTACGTGGTATGGATGCTCCAAGTAATGGATTACCAACACCACATTATTCAATGGATATGGAACAAAAAGAGAACTTTCTAAAGCGACGATATCTAGAAGCACTGAGAGAAACATTGGTCTATGGGGAAACTGGGGATACAGTACAACAAGGTTTGGTAGGTCGAGTACCAACAGGATATTTTGATGAAGATGGGCATTGGAGACACAGCCCAAACCACGAAGATGCACATGGTTTATTCGATAAAAGAGAACGAAAAACAGATGCTCCGCATTATATTGATGGGAGAACTCAACGAGCGCTTGGAGTAGAATCATTATACGATAAAATCATTCGTGAAAATGGAGGTGTATTACCTCGCCATGTAGGTGAAGAAGGGGAACGTAAGTTAGGTTTGAGGCACACTATTAGTAATCTCGACCCATTTACTAGCGTCCAAGAGTTCTTAGATTATGATGGTGCATTCTTAGATGAAGACCAATTTAATGC